CTCAGTCTATCCGCGGTAACGTACTAGGCCTTGATCTATACGTAGACAAGAACTTTACAGAAACAACAGTAGACGACTCATCGGCGTTAATTTTGGCCCCTGAAGCGTTTACGGTTTACCGTAGCCCACAGGCTTATATGTCAGTAAACGTAGTATCGAACCTACAAGTACAGGTAGCGATTTACGGCTTTATGGCAACTATCGCAAAAATGCCTAACGGTATTGTTCGTTACCTAAAGGCATAAGTAAAACCCTAATAGTCGGGAGGGTTCTTAGCCCTTTGAGCCCTCCCGGCCCTATTAAGTTAAGGAGTAGAAGATGCCAGCGACTTACGTCACCGAGGCCGAGTTAAGAGCAAACCTTGGAATTGAGAACCTGTATTCCTCAGACATCGTAGAAACGTGCTGTCAGACTGCTCAAGATTTACTCAATCAATTTTTATGGTTTGACTCTGCTCCTGTCGTAGGTACAGCGTTACAAAATAACGTAGCTACAGTTATGGTTGCTAACCCTGCAATCTTCAGTACGGGTCAGTCTGTAACCTTGAGTGGATGCGGCTCAACCTTTAATGGCACCTACACAATTACAGGTACGATCCCATGGACTGCCGGGACTGCTACTCAGTTTCCATCAATAGCATTTAATAATATGGCTTTTAATTGGCCTAATGGTTATAGCTTTATACAGTTTGCTAAAACCGCAGCTAACGCTAATTTTACGCGAGTCCTCCCCTACGGCTCAGCCGTGGGCGCAGACACAAAGACAAACAGCTACGCGACTACGCCGGCCGTACGCGAGGCAGCGATGATCTTGGCCGTAGATATTTTTCAGGCTCGTCAGGTTTCACAAACAGGCGGCGTATCCATCGATGGATTTAGTCCAAGCCCCTACAGGATGGGCAATAGCATGATCGGCAAAATCCGCGGGCTCATCGCCGGATATACGAACCCGAGGAGCATGGTCGGATGACCGCTGCCATTACAACACTTAGAGCGACACTAGCAGCCGCCTTAGACAGTCCTAACGACTGGAATACTTACAGCTACCCGCCGGCCACAATTACGGCCAACAGCGTAATCGTCAGTCCGGCAGAGAATTACATTACGCCGAGTAATAACTCTTACGCATCTATTTCGCCTCTTGCTAATTTTCGGATCATCATGACCGTACCTATGTTTGATAATCAGGGAAACCTACAAGGTATTGAGTCTTTAGCCGTAGCTGTGTTTAACAAACTAGCGGCATCAAATATAAATCTAAACATTTCGGCTATGAGTGCTCCCTCTGTCCTTGAGGTACAAAGTGGATCGCTACTTACGGCCGATTTTTCCATATCAGTACTAACGAGTTGGAGTTAAACCATGTCTGACCTAACACCCGAGGAGCTGGCTTTTCTAATAAAGATAGGTCAGATCGAAGCACCAACCACAACAACAAAAACAACAGCCAAGAAAGACGAGGAATAAATCGTGGCAATTTTTCTAAATAATAAAGTCGGCTTTAAGGTCGGCGCTGCACCTGTGGATTTTACTGACCACGTAACCGCTTTCACTCTTACTCAACAATCGGACCAAATTGAGGTCACGGCCATGGGTTCAACCGCACATAATTTTGTAACTGGGCTCTCCAGCGATTCGATTACGGTAAGTCTGCTAAACGACACAGCGGCAGGATCAATCTTGGCAACGCTACAAGCTGCATACGGCACGACTGTAGCATTTAAGGCGATCCAAGATTACACAGCTGCGGTATCTGCTACCAATGTTTTATACACCGGTACATTTTTGGTGGACAATCTAACTCCCCTCAACGGCGCTGTCGCTGATGAAGGCATGATGGATTTGACTTTTACATGTAACTCAAAAACAGTAGTAGCAACTACTGGCACTTGGTAATTAACTAACTAACAAAGGGGCAAACCATGGCAAGACTAAAGATCGTACGTAACGATGGCACCGAACTAGTTGGCGAAATATCGCCCTCTATTGAATATGCCTTTGAGCAGTATTACAAGACTGGGTTTCATAAAGCGTTTCGCGAAATGGAGCAGCAGTCGATGGTCTACTACTTGGCTTGGGAAATTACAAAGCGTGCGGGTGAAGCACCTAAACCTTTTGGCGAGTCTTTTGTGGAAACACTTAAGTCAGTCGAGGTATTAGACAGCGACCCTTTAGCCTAAAGCGCGATCTCCCGTTTACATATTTGATCGCAAGATTAAGTATCAGACTGGGGATCGCGCCTCAAGCGCTATTAGATCTAGATAAGACAATGCTCGATGCACTTGTGCAAGGGCTTAAAGATGAAGCAAAGGAGTCAAGCGATGCCAATCGAGTTAAGCGGCGTAGATGAACTCCGTAAAGCCTTAAAGCAATATGCGCCTGATCTAGATAAACAGCTTAAAAAAGATTTAACTCTTGCTACTCAAAGCGTAGTAAATGCTGCTCGAGGGTTTGTACCCGCTACTCCTCCCCTATCTAACTGGGGCCGTGATGGTGGTAACTTTCCAATCTATAATGCGGCAACTATACGTAACGGCATAAGACTAAGCACAGCCCGATCTAAGATAAATAAAAATGGCTTTGCATCCTCTGTACGTATTGTCAATGCTAACGCTGCCGGTGCTATCTATGAAACAGCGGGCCGTAAAAACCCTGGTGGGCAACCTCAGGGCAAAACTAGAGAAGTAGTAATCCCTACTTTCCGTAAAGATACCGGTGTCGGTGAACATCGTTACATAACATCAACCGGAAAGAATTTCGGTAAAAGTAATAACCCTAATGCGGGTAGACAATTTGTAGATGCTGCTAATGCAACAGGAATACTCGTAAACGCTAAACCTCGCGTAGCTGGTCAAAGAGGGCAGGTTTCACGTAAATCTACAGGCCGTCTTATCTATCGTGCGTGGGCAGCTGATAACGGCAAAACTAACGAAGCTGTCGTAAGGGCGATTATGAAAACTAATGATCTCTTTATGAGCAAGACCTCAGGATTTGCTACACGTGGCGTTAGGAAGGTTGCATAATGGCCGGTACTAATTTAGACATTAAAATAATTGCAGAATTTTTAGGCAAGAACGCTTTTAAGCAAGCCGAGACAGCTACTAACAAACTTAATAAAACTGTTAAATCTCTTGGCTCATCTTTTGGTGTTGCTTTTGGTGGGGCTGCTCTTGGCTTGGCTGTTCGCTCTGCGGTTAAAGAATTCGCAGATGCAGAGCGCGAAACTATTGCTCTTACTAATACTGTTAAAAATTTAGGGTTAGCCTTTGATGCTCCGGCAGTCTCAAACTATGTAGATCAGATTGCCAAGCTCTATGGCGTAACAGGAGCTCAAGCTGTACCGGCTATGCAAGCTCTACTCTCAGCCACCGGATCGGTATCTAAATCGACCGAGATCATGAACGTAGCCCTCGATCTAGCTGCCTCTCGTAATGCCGATGTAGCAGCTGTCGCATCTGATTTGGCTAATGCCTATGTAGGTAACTCTAAAGGACTTGCTACATACCGTTTAGGTCTGACAAAAGCCGAACTAGCGGCGATGTCTTTTGATGAGATCTTAGAAAAGATATCCACAGATACCCTAGGCGCAGCCGATGAAGCGGCAGCAAGCCTTAGCGGAAAGATGGCGATACTTTCAGAGGCAGTTAATCAAGCTCAGGCTCGCATCGGTGGAGGCCTAGTCGATGCTTTAGGTGGACTCGCTGGGCCTAATGGCGCCGGTGGCGCAGCTCAGACTATTGAGAATTTATCTACAAAGCTCACTAATGCCATTACAGGGTTCGGATACCTTGTACAAGAGGTCAAGATCGCTCAGCCAATACTTGTAGGTGCCGGTATTGCTATCGGCCTTGCATGGGCTCCATGGTTTACAGCTATTAGCGTTGCTGCTCTTGCTGTAGGGGCCTTAGGTAATGCCCTAAAAAAGAATAACGCTATACCCGCTCCCAATATGGGCCCTCTATTTTTCCCGGGCTCAGGCGATGGTGGATACAAGGAGCGCGAAGCCGCACGTAAAAAGGCAGAGCAAGAGGCAATCGCTCGTAATAAGCAACTTGCTAAATTTATCAAAGATCAGGCTAAGTCAGCTGCGGATATTGTTAAACAAAAGAAACTACAACTAGCAATCGATAAGGCGCAATTAGCCCTAGGCAAGGGTGAAAACATATTCGACCTTGATGCTATCCAACTCAATGCAGCTCTTATTAATCAGGCGCAACAATTAGGCAACGTTACTAACTCTGCTCAGGTCTTACAGATTGCTAACGATACAGCGCGCTTAAGAGTTAAACAAAGCATCGCCGCCCTAGAGGATGCTATAGCCGCTAAAGATGAGGCAGCGATCATTAAGGCAACGGCTAAACTCAACGAGGATCTTAAAATCCTTGGAGCTCTTAGTGGTCAAAATGTACAGCTTAAATCTATTCAGACTATTCTTGAAAGCTTAAAGCCGAAAGACCTTATTAACCTAGCTAATTTAGAAGCAGCACTTGCTTTACTCAAGCAGATCAACCTATCAACTCCATCGGGTGCCACAACAGGCGGAGGTGGAGGCGGAGGCGGCGGAGCGGGTGCATTTCGCGCTGCAGGGGTCAATCCAGCTCAAAGCCTGATCGATCTACGCGCTACCACAACTGTAGGAACAGGGATTAATTTCCTACTAAAAGAACACATCGATGAAATAATGGCTGTGTCTAAATCATCTGAAGTCGATGAACAGTCAAAACGAGCAGCTATGAACATCACTATTAATACAGGTATAGGCGATCCGAACGCTATAGCCGAGGCTATCGATCAAGTGCTTAACGATGCTATCGCTCGCGGATCACTTCGAGGAGTAATGGCAGTATGACCGCGTGGGTACCCGAGTGGCGCATTAGCGTAGGCGATGATGTATACACGACTGTTACATCTGCAAGCCTCACTACCGGACGTACAGACATCGATCGGCAACCTAATGCCGGATATTCGCGTATAGAAATCATCAATACAACAGGTGCAGCGTTTACTATTGAAGTAGGCGATGTAGTACTTCTAGAGCTTAAAAACTCAGCTGGAGTTTATGTCCCTGTTTTTGGTGGATCGGTTACAGACTTTACTATTGGAGTGCGAAGCCCTGAGGAAACAGGTTACATAACTTACGGCACGATTTTAGCTATCGGTAGCCTTGCTCGCCTTGCTAAATACATCTTTACAGATGCACTTGCTGAGGGCCTTGATGGTGCACAAATCGCAACTATCTTAGGTGCAGCTCTAAACCTGTCATGGGCCGAGGTAACTCCTACTCTGACATGGGCAACCTATCCTCCATTAATTACGTGGGAGGATGCAGAGAGCTACGTAGGTACCGTCGATAGCGGTGTATACACCATGATCGCAACTACAGCCGGTACGCCTAAAGCTGAAAACTTGGCAGATCAAATTGCTGCAAGCGCACTTGGACAGCTATACGAGGACAAAGGCACAGGCAACGTAAATTACGATGATGCAGACCATCGAGAGAATTACCTCAACACTTACGGCTATACCTCAATAGATGGCAGCTATGCAACACCATCTAGCGTAAGAGCTCTAACTCAGGTAGCCAAGATCCGTAACAGCTTGATCTACAAATATGGCACAGGTTACGCCTCAGAGTATGCAACGAGTGATGCTGACTCCATCGCTACTTATGGACGTTTTGAGTATCGAGTAGAGAGCAACATCAAAAGCCTAGCTAATATCACAGCGGTCGGTACAAGAGAGCTACAGCTGCGAGCTGTGCCTTATGCTCAATTTGCCTCAATTACTTTTAGGCTAGATAACTCAGATATGCCATCGGCTACTCGAGATACGATTATTAATACATTTTTTGGACAGCCTATTCAGATTACTAATCTGCCAAGTAATATGTTTGACGGTACCTTTAGGGGTTTCCTCGAGGGCTACAGCCTTAACTCGACTCCTACTTATGTGGATCTAACCCTGAACTTGTCACCGGCTAAGTTTAGTCTGCCTATAGATTTAGGCAATTACACGCTTTCACAAACAATTACTAATGCAGGAAATACGACTTTTACGGTACCGGCTGGAAAAACACAGATAGCAGTTTTTGCTAAAGGCTACGGCGGAAATGGTGCTAACGGCTCTGCAAGCGGTGGACAAGGTGGAGCAGGTGGCGCAGGTGGAGGCGGAGCCGGGGCCGCTGCTTTTTGGAATTATGACGTTATACCCGGGGCTACTTACACAGTAAATCTAGATTTTAGCGGCACTCGTCGAGTTAGTTTTGGATCATTAATATCTGTCAGCTCGGGAACTGACGGCACGACAGCCGGTGGATCAGCTGCCAGCGGAGGTCTTTACTCTATAGATCCAAGTGTAGTTTATTTTACAAGCGCAACAGGTACACCATCGGGAGCAGCTGGAGCAGTTAGAACTTCTAACGGTAATGGCAATCCGGGACAAGATGGATTTGGTACAGGTGCGACCTTAACGGTGCCTACAAGTTTAGGACTTCCAAATAACTTTACAGCTGGTACAGGTGGCGGCGGAGGCGGCGGTGGTGCAAAAGCCGGCGGCGGTCAGTTTAATACAGGCGGTATTGGTGGCAGTCCTTTAGCTGGAAACGGTGGAGATGCGCTGCAAGATTCTAATTTAGACGGATACAACGCAGCGGCAACAGCTGGAACAGGCAACGGCGGCGGTGGCGGCGGTGGCGGTGCTTTCCAATCATCTTATGGATCCGGTAACGGCGGACTAGGATCGACTGCAAGTGGTGCGGTCGTTTTTATTTACACACGATAAGTTAGGATAATCACATGGCAACGAGTCCGAATTATGGTTGGTCAGAACCCGACAACACATCTCTTGTCCGAGATGGCGCACAGGCGATGCGTACGCTGGGTGATGCTATTGATACCTCTGTGTGGAACGTGGGTT